GATGGCTGATGCGATTGTTTTTTCGGCTGCTCAGCGTTCGGAGTTGGTGAAGCTTCGTCGCGCTGGTTTGAGTTGGGACGATGTTGGGCGCCGGATGGGTGTTAGCCGCGCTCGGGTTCACGTTGAGGGTGTTTCTTTGGGTTTGGCTTCTCCTTTGGTTCGCGGTGTTCCGGCGGCGAAGCCTGTTCCTCGGGATTGCGGGGCTAGGGAGGGTTTGCGCGCTTGGCACTCGATCAGTCGTGGTGTTTTGGCTGATGCTGGTTTGCCTGTTCCGCGGGAAGGCGCTGTCTGGGTCTGATTGATGGCACGCCGGGCTGTCTCGTCACCGAGCGTAGGGGTTACGGCTCCTTCTCTGATTGAGATCATTGTTGGTTTCCGGGACGATCCTTTGGCTTTTGTGATGTTCGTGTTTCCTTGGGGGGTTAAGGGGACGCGGCTGCACGACCAGGAGGGGCCGGATGAGTGGCAGCAAGAAGTGCTGACCGATCTTGGAGAGGAGAGTTCAAAGCGGGGCCTTGGCGCTGCGCTGCCGGCGGTCATGTTCGCGATCGCTTCCGGGCACGGCACAGGGAAAACTGCACTTGTGTCGTGGATTATCCTCTGGTTTTTGAGTACGCGGCTCGATCCGGCTTGCGTGGTGACGGCGAACACGCTGGGGCAGTTGACCGGGAAGACCTGGCGCGAGTTGTCGAAGTGGCACCGGATGTCGATCCACCGCGAGTGGTTTCAGTGGACGGCGACGAAGTTCTATATGATTGACCGCCCGGAGACGCACGCTGCGTTGGCGGTTCCTTGGAGCAAGGAGAAGTCGGAAGGGTTTGCGGGCACGCACGAGAAGGACGTGTTGATCATTTTCGACGAGGCTTCAGCCATTGCCGACGAGATTTGGACGGTGACTGAGGGCGCCATGACGACGGATGGTGCGATGTGGATTTGCTTTGGGAACCCGACGCGGAACCAGGGGCGGTTCCGGGAATGCTGGCGGGAGTTCCGGCACCGTTGGCGCACTTACGAGGTCGACAGCCGGAACGCCAAGATGGCGAACAAGTCTCAGATCAAGCAGTGGATCGACGACTACGGCGAGGACAGCGACTTTGTTCGGGTCCGCGTTCGGGGGATTTTCCCGCGGGCTGCTTCGCTGCAGTTGATTTCTGAGGAGACGGTTGATGCTGCGGTGGCTGCGTGGGTTCGGACGCATGGGGATCGTCTGACGAAGGCTGTTGCGGTTGGGCCTGGTGGGTTGGAGCGGTATCGTCTGGAGCAGAACCCTCTGGCGCCGCGGATTATGACGGTGGACGTGGCGCGGTTTGGTTCGGACCAGACTGTGATTGGGATGCGGTGCGGCCGGACTTTTGTGGTTTTGGCGAAGCATCGTGAGTTGGAGACGACGCAGGTTGCGTATCGGGTGTTCGAGTGGTGGTCGAAGGAGCATCCCGATCATCTGCTGGTGGATGAGGTCGGCATTGGCGCTGGCGTTGTTGACGTGCTGATGGAGATGGGCGTTGAGGTGATTGGGGTGAACGCCGGCATGAAGGCGATGCAGCCCAATCGGTTTTTGAACCGTCGTGCCGAGATGATGTGGCTGACGAATGACTGGCTGAAGGAAGGTGGGATGATCCCCCCGGACAAGGAGCTTCGGATGGATTTGACCACGCCCGAGTATGGTTTTTCGGATCGCACGATGAAGGTGCAGATCGAGGGCAAGGATGAGATGCGGGCTCGCGGGATGGCGTCGCCGGACGTTGGTGATGCTCTGGCGATGTCGTTCTTCATCCCCTTCGGGCCGCGGGCGGGGATTGAGACGGTGGAGATGCAGTTGGAGCGGGCGGCATTGGAGGGCGGCCTTGGGAGGGGCGGTTCGCCGTCCTGGATGAGCGCGTGAGCGTGAGCAACAGACGTACATTTCCACCCGCGCCGAGCGGAGACCAAGGAGGCTCCGTTTTAGGCATGGTGCATGAGGCTGCTGAAAAGATTGCCGGTAGTGCGGTGATCACGGCGCTGGGTCGTTTGTTCCTGGCTCTTTTGACGATCATGGGTGGGTATCTGGTTGCACAGTTCCGTTTGGTCGAGAGCCGGGTTTTGGACGTTGATCGCCGTCTTCTGACGATTGAAGGCTCGCGGCAGGTCAGCATCGCGGAGTTCAAGCGCCGGGTTGACGCTCTGGAGGCGCAGACCCAGAAGGACCGGGACATTCAATCCCAGATGCAGCGGGACATATCAACGGCCCTATCGCGGCTGTCTTCGGTGTCTGAAGGCGTGAAGCGAATTGAGGCCTTCATCGACAGGCAGGGTAGCTCACGCTGATGCCAGATGGCTCTCCCTTCACGCGCGACCAGGCGCCGGCGCTTCCGGTCCAGGATTGGACCTGGATCACGCGGCATGCCGAGCGGTTCATTGCCGCGTCTGAGCGCCAGGCCGAGTGGGCCAAGGTGGCGAAGGCGTGCGTGGATGCTCTGGAGGGGAAGCAGTGGTCGGCGGCTGATCTGGCGAAGCTGGAGGAGGAAGGCCGGCCGGCGCTGGTCATCAACAAGATTTTGCCGCTGTTCAAGCTGGTGGTGGGCTACTTCGCCAACAATCGGACGGACGTGAAATACCTGCCGGGGAATGACGGTTCGGGGACCGCGGACATTGCCCGGACGCTGAGCCATGTGTCCAAGCACATCAGCGAGATGAACCGGCTGCCGTTCTCGCAGGCCGAGGTCTACATCGACGGGATCACGGGCGGCCGGGGCTATTGGGACATCCGGCTGGACTTCACGAAGAACCTGCTGGGGCACACGGCCTGGACGCCGCTGGACCCGTTCTCGGTCTATACGGACCCCGAGGCCGACCAGTATGACCTGAACAAAGGCCAGTACGTCATCACGTCGCGCTGGGCGAGCGTCGATGAGATCGAGAACACCTACGGCAAGCGTGCGCTGGAGGCGGCGATGCCGTCCTTGGCTGGCACGTCGCCGCAGGCCTTCCCGGTCTCGTCGTACGCGGCCGAGACGGAGATTTCCCCGGCGCGCGGCTTCGGCCAGCATGAGGACGACACGCGGGGTTGGGGGTTGTTCCAGGCGAATTGGAACAACTGGTACGACCCCTACCGGAAGAACGTGCGTATCCTGGACATCCAGCATTATGTGCGGACCTGGGCCTGGCACTTCGTCGACATGGAGACGGGGGACATCAAGCGCATCCCCGACAATTTCGGCCAGGACAAGGTGCAGCAAATCCTGGCCTGGGCGCAGGCGAATGGCGAGCCTTTGACGGTGGCGAACCTGCGGGTGCGCCGGCTGCGGTGGACGCAGATGGTGGGCCACACGATGGTGGCCGACGCCTGGAGCCCGTACCAGACCTTCACGGTGGTGCCCTTCTTCCCCTACTTCCGCCGGGGCAAGACGATGGGGTTCGTGGAGCCGCTGCTGGACCCGCAGCGCGAGATCAACGTGCGGCGCTCGGCGCGGATCAACATCATCGGCCGGTCGTCGAACGGCGGCTGGGACTTCCCCGAGGGTTCGCTGACGCCGCAGCAGAAGGAGAACCTGAAGCGGAACGGCGGCAAGCCGGGGTTCAACCTCGAATACAAGATGTACGACGCCAAGGGGCAGGCGCTGACGAAGCCGGGCCAGATCCAGCCCGCCCAGGCGCCGGTGTCGATTGAGCAGCTTGAGAAAGAGGCCGAGGGCGACATCAAGGAGATTGCCGGCATCAACGACGCGGCGCTGGGCCTGACCGATGCTGGTACCGCGAGCGGCCGTGCCATCCGGGCCCGGCAGCAGGGCGCGGTGATCGGGTTGGAACTGGCCATGCTGAATTGGCACCAGACGATGCACATGGGCGGCGACAAGCAGTTGGAGATTTTGCAGGACCACTACAACACGCAGCGCATCATCGCCGTGAACGGGAAGGGTCCAACGCCGATCCAGATGGTGATCAACCAGAAGGCGGCCGAGGGCATCATCAACGATGTGACGCTTGGGACGTACTCGGTGGATATCGACGAGACGACGGCCAACGAACAGTTCCTGGCGGCGCAGTTCGCCGAGTTGCTGGAGTTGAAGGGCATCGGCATCCCGATCCCCGATGACTTCCTGATCGACGCCTCCTCGCTGGGGCGGAAAGAGGAACTGCGGGCCATGGTGGCGCAGGCTCGTGAGGCTGCTGCGGCGGCTGCACCGCAGCCTGGCGCGGCGCCTGGTGTATCCCCGCCCCCGACCAGCGGGACGGGCCCTGGCGGCTCTGTGGTGGGGCAGGACGGGGGTTCGCTGCCGGCGGCGCCCGGCGGTTCGGAAAGCCTGAGCGGGCTCTAGGGGAAGATGATGGGCATGGAGCGTACCGTCCCGGTGCTGGGCACGACAGGGCGGATGATCGACTGCGGCCGGCGGCTGCATCGGGTGGACGACGGGTTGGTGATCCTCAACCTCGCCACCCAGATCGAGTTCGCGGGCGAGGGCGCCGAGTGGTACGCGGTGGTGCTGCGCTCCGATGGGCGCGGCGTGCTGCGCGGCCGGACGGAGCAGACGCCAGCGCCGCCCCAGGACGTGCTGGACCGCATGGTGGAGTTGGCGGTGCTGCTGAACCGGGAACTGCACTACGGCGGCCATTGGATCGTGTTCTGGGCCGACGATCGGATGCAGGCGCTCTACCGCGACGGCAACGGGCATGGCTTGGCCGTGGTGAACTACGACGACCCATGGCCCCGCATTGCGCCGATCCCGGTCAATGACCTGGCCGAGCGGTGCGAGAAGGCGCTGGCGACGGCGCTGCCAATGATGGGGGACCACGGTTTCCGGCCTGGGGAGGCCACGCGGCCCGGCATTCGCCGGCTGCACTGACCAGTTCGCTGCCAGCGGGCGATACCGCTGGAGCCGCCGCCGGGCATTCGGGCGATCACGCAACCTGAGCGATAGACAGGAACACCCATGGCTGAGGTAAATGACGACGTGCGCGCTGACCAACAGCTTGCCGTCGTGCCGGACAACGAACCCGCCCCCTTCGACCAAGGCAAAGCCGATCTTGAGGCAGCGCGCCGTGCGGTCGAGGAGGAGGAAGCCACTCTCGCTGCTGACCAGCCGACCGAGATCCCACCCGCTGCCGCCCCTGTGGCGCCCGCGGCGAAGGATCCGGTTGCTGTGCCAGCCACGCCGCCCGCCCCGATCATGGTTCCGAAGCAGCGCCTCGATGAAGCGTTGAGCCGGGCCCGTGCCGAGCATGCCGAAAGGCTCCGCTTGGAAGGCGCGCTGCGTGCCGCCACCGCCCAACAGGCCGCTCCTGCGGCCTCTGCAACCCCGCCGGCTCCCACGCTCGACCAGCTTATCCAGGCCGAGCAGGGGAAGATCGACGAGGCAGCCACGAGGTTCGACGCCGGTGAGATCACCATGTCGGAGTTCGTGGCGGTCCAGCGTG